CGCCGCCACCCCACTTTTTTGCTTTTCTGCGAACTTTAGGCTATAGACCGCCAAAGGGAGCGTACCTGTGGAAACAAAGACTTGTTCGAAATGTGGCGAAGAAAAGCCAATCGACCACTTCTATTCCTATCGACCCGCCTGTAAGGTTTGCCTACGCGCAGCGCAGCGCCGTCAGAGAGCCGCCCGCCCAAACTACCACCGCGCCAGTAATCTTAAACAGCGATATGGTATGAGCCTTGATGAATATCATTCTATCATCGCCAATCAGAATTTTGCTTGCCCTATTTGTGAGGTAGAAATATCTGAGACATTAGGGTATAAGCAAAAACGACCAGTTGTCGTTGACCATAACCATGATACAGGTGAGGTACGCGGCATACTTTGTTCGATGTGCAATATGATGCTAGGCCAAGCGAGAGAGAGTACGACTATTCTTTATAAGGCCATCGTGTATTTGAGTGAGCGTGGCGCGTATGCGCCGAAAGGTAAATGATATGAAGAAACCAACTAAGGCCGACAAGAAAGTGGCCAAGGTCATGGGCGAATTTAAGCGCGGCACATTGCACGCTGGCGTAAATCCTAAAGGCCCTGCAAAGGCTCCCTTGGCTAAATCGCGCAAACAGGCTATAGCTATCGCTCTGTCTGAAGCTGGCAAGTCCAAAAAGAAGTAAGGCTAAAATATGGCGTATCGCAATAACCGTAAGCCGAGTAAGGCCGACATGGCTAAGAACCAAGGAATGTACCAAGATACTGGTGTTCCCAACGCCAACTCTGAACACGGCGATAGCGAAGACGATACCAAAGAGACGGAGATTGAACTCGCCGATGGAACAGAAGTTTCCATTGAAGAGCCGGATATGGAAGACGAGCAGGTAGAAGAGCCTATATCCGAAGAAGAACTTCAGAACATTATCACTGCCGAGATTGACGACGCGCAGAATTACATCGACGATGATATCTCGCCGCAGCGTGCGCTTGCTGGCCAGTACTATAAGGGCGAACCGTTCGGCAACGAAGAGGAAGGCCGGTCGCAGGCAATCTCTATGGACGTGCGCGACACCGTGCAGGCCATGATGCCGTCGATTATGAAAGTATTTTTCGCGGCGAACAACGTCGTCGAGTTTGCGCCGAACGGCCCAGAAGATGTTGAAACCGCGCAGCAAGCGACGGATTACGTCAACTACTGCCTGACACGCGACAACAATCTATTCAACGAATGCTACTCCTCATTTAAGGACGCGCTGATCCGTAAGAACGGGATCATGAAAGTCTGGTGGGATACCGAAAAAGATGTCACGACCCACTACTTCACGGGTCTGGACGAGGCTACATTCTCCGTCCTTCAGTCCGACCCTACCGTCGAAGTTAAGGACGTAGAGATTACCTTCGGCGAGACGATGGTCGAAACGCCGATGGGCATGATGGGCCAAACCCAGCCTGCAACCTACGACTGTACAGTAGTCCGTACAGTTGAGAAGGGCCGTCTGCGCGTTCAGTCCGTACCGCCCGAAGAGTTTCTGATTGACCGCCGTGCGCGTTCTATCGAGACCGCCGAGTTTGTAGCCCATCGCCGCTACGTCACCGTATCCGATCTTGTAAAGATGGGCTACGAGTGGGACGAGGTTCAAGACCTTGGCTTTGAAACGCTTGACGATTTCGAAGGCAACCAAGAAGCCTTTGACCGTAACCCGCAAGCCTTTGTTCAGATTACGGGCCGCACAGATACAACCTCCCGCAAAGTCCTTTACATCGAGGGCTATGTGTACGTTGACATGGACGGCGACGGGATCGCGGAACTTTGCCGCGTCTGCGTTGCTGGCACGGCCAACAAGATACTTCACTACGAAGCCTGCGACTTTATTCCGTTTGTAGACTTCTGCCCCGATCCAGAGCCGCACACATTCTTCGGCATGTCGATTGCCGACGTGACGATGGACATTCAGCTTATCAAGTCGAACATCCTTCGTAACACGCTCGACAGTTTGGCGCAGGCGATCCACCCACGCACGGGTGTTGTTGAAGGCCAAGTCAATCTTGAAGACGTAATGAACACCGAAGTCGGTGGCATTATCCGTATGCGCGCACCCGGTATGGTGCAGCCGTTCACAATGCCGTTCGTCGGGCAGCAAGCCTTCCCGATGTTGCAGTACATGGATGAACTGCGCGAGAACCGTACAGGTATTTCCAAGGCCGCGTCTGGCCTCGATGCTAACGCGCTTCAGTCTTCGACCCGCGCTGCGGTTGCGGCTACGATTACTGCTGCGGCGCAGCATATCGAACTGATCTGCCGCATCTTTGCCGAGACAGGTATGAAAGACCTGTTCCGCAAGTCAATGCAACTTATCGCCAAGAACCAAGACGCACCGCGCATGGTGCGTTTGCGCAACACGTTCGTTCCGATTGACCCGCGTGTGTGGGACACGAACATGGATGTTGTAGTGAATGTCGCCCTCGGCACTGGCAGCAACGAAGAGAAGATGGCATTCTTAGGCCAAGTCGCCGCCAAGCAAGAGATGCTCATGCAGATGGGCGCTCCATTGGTTGACATGCAGGGTTACTACAATACGTTGGCGCAGATGATGGCGCTGGCTGGATACAAAGACCCGACTGTATTCTTCAAAGACCCGGCTATGATGCCGCCTCCCCCGCCGCCTGCTCCACCGCAGCCGACACCGGAAGAGATGCTGTCGCAGGTTCAGATGGAAGCGATCCGCGCTGACATCCAGAAGAAGGCAGCCGAACTTGAATTGCAGCGCGAAGAGATGCTGCGCAAGGACGACCGTGAGCGCGACAAACTCGACGCCGATCTTATGGTCAAGGCTGCTGAGATTGAAGCCAAGTACGGCACGCAGGTCAACACGGCCAACATCGAAGCGTTGATGCAGCGCGACCGTGAGTTCCTACGTCAGCAGGGCGAAATGGAACGGGCAGCCGTGCAGGCCCAACAGGCCCAGCAAAACGCACAGATGGCTCAGGCCGTGCAACAAGCCCAGATGCAACCTGAACTCCCGCCGGAAGGCATGATGTAATGTTTGAAGATTTTTATCTTCCGGAATTTAACGCGGACTATTTCAATAGTCCTGCGTTTCAAGAAGCTATTGCTGCGGCAATAGGGCAATATTTCCCGCCCGTTGCAGAGCCAGTTTATTACGCACCTTCACCTGAGCCTACCCCCACTTACGAGTATCAACCACCCGCCAGCATCGAAAATATTCCTCAGAATATGGTCGAGGATTACGGTCTTATCGGTGCGATTACAGACCGATTTACAGCCCCGCAAATATCTGCGGAACAGTTGGCTGCCGAACGCTATGCCGCAGATCAAGCAGCACAGCAGGTTGAAGCACAGCGTGCAGCCGCCGAACGCTATGCCGCAGAACAAGCGGCTGCGGAACAAGCCGCGCAGCAGGCCGAGGCCCAGCGCGTAGCCGCAGAGCAAGCTGCCGCAGAGCAAGCCGCAGCCCAACAGGCTGCCGCAGCCGCAGAAGCCCAGCGTATTGCCGCAGCCCAAGAATTAGCGGCAAGAGCGCAGGCCGAAAGAGTTGCAGCAGAACGAGCCGCAGCAGCAGAAGCCGCCGCTCAAAGACAGCAAACTGAATTAAATGAAAAGCGTGCGCAAGCAGCGCAAGCAGCCGCTGAACGGGCCGCTCAGGAACGCGCTCTTGCGGAACAAGCAGCGGCTCAAGCTGCGGCACAGGCTCAGGCCGCTGCTCAGGCTCAGGCCGCTGCTCAGGCTCAGGCCGCTGCTCAGGCTCAGGCTGCGGCACAGGCTCAGGCTGCGGCACAGGCAGAAGCCCAGCGGGTAGCCGCAGAGCAAGCGGCTGCGGAGGCGGCGGTTGCTCCAGCGCCAGAGCCAGTTTACACACCAGCCGTAGAGCCTGCGACTATTGAGGCCGAAACCGTAGCTCCTCTTGCCGCGCCTCTTGCAGCGCCTGTAGAAACTGTTGCCCCGCTTGCAGCGCCTCTTGCAGCGCCTATTGAAACCGCAACCTCTTTTGCGGCTCCTGTCGCTACCCCTTTTGCGGCTCCTGTCGCTACCCCTTTTGCGGCGCCTACCGCCGCCCTTGGAAGGAATGATGAAATGGCTGTAGGCGGAATTATGGACGATATGGGGTTCGGCGATTATGGGCTAGGCGGACCTATGATGGGCGCTGAGATAGTCGGTTCCAATCTTGCTAACACCCTGCTCGGTGGTCCGGAGTTGGGTGGCTCGTACACTGGCGGCGTAGGTGGGGGTCCAAGCCGGACAGAAGCCGAGCGCCTAGCGGCCATATTAAACGTAAACCCGTATGTCGCGCCCAGCGCGGATATGAACCTTGACCCAATTACGAGCCTGCGAAGTGGCGGGCAGACCGGTTATTACTTTGCAAACGAACTGGGATTGCCTGCACGTTTCGGCGATGTAGGACTACCGCAGCCAGCAAATCCCGCGACGTTCGATCCTAACGCGCAATATGCCGCGACAGCACCGGGCTTTGTCCCAGTAGACCCGAACGCCACATATCGCCTTGTAAGCGGTGGCACAGACGGCAGTGTCGTATATTCGGGCGCAGGTGAAGCGGGTTTGCGCAACGTATTTGACCAAGCCAATAAACTTACTTTGGACGACCCCAAGAACGCCTATTGGGGTGTTGAAGTCCTTGATCCAGCTACCGGCCAATACAAGCGCGTAGCCGAAAACCAAGGCCCGAACGGCCTTGGCATAGTCGGCGACATCGCGGGCGTGGCGCTACCTGTCGCGGCAGCTATCGCAACCGGTGGCGCAAGCCTTGGTGTCCAGATTGCGGCAGGCGCTGCGGCCGGTGGCCTTGGCGGTTTCTTGGCAGGTAAAGACCCGCTTACGTCGGCGCTAATCGGCGGCGCGACTGCTGGCCTCGGTAACGTGACAGGCGCTAACGAAGCGATTGGCGGGGTACTTAGCGACGTAGGCAGTAGTGTTTCAAATGCCTTTGCGAGTGAAGCTGCAAAAGAAGCCGCCAAGCAGGCGGTGGCTGAACAAATCCTCGTCACTGGCCTTTCAAAAACCGCGCAGGGCGCTGCGTCTGGATTGCTTCAAAGTGCTGCATCGGGCGCAACTGGCAACTTGTCTTCACCGACAACCCAGCCAACACCGGCACAGCAACCTGTACAAGAACCTGTACAACAACCACCCGCCGAAGCCGCTGTTAAACCTATTGTCGTCAGTGGGGTTAAAGCTGGATCGGGATTGCCATTCGCATCCGCCGTCCCCGTGCCTGTCGAGGCAATCCTCAACGGAACGTTGGCGCAGCCATTACCGCAACAACAGGCAAGCACGGCTGAACCAGAAAAAGCGCCTATAGATGTTATCGCCAGCGTAAGCAAAGTACCTCCAGAATTGCTTGGTGCATCCGCGCTTGCAGGTGTACCCGCACTTACGGAACTGGCTATGGACCCGACGCTGGCGCAGCCAGCGGTTGAAGACATTGTCGTTAGCGGCAACCGCGCTATACCAAAGACCGTCGTTCCTGAAGAACTTGCATCTGTTGGGTCGGTCCTTGCCGGTCTCGGTCTGACAACGCTTCCAACTCCTGATCCCGCATTGACGGAGAAGGGCGGCGTTCTCGGCACGGGCCTAAACGTACCCCAACTTATATCCCTTGGCAGTGTCGGGGCCGATCTTCTGAAAAACCTTTTGGCGGGCGGTGGTGGCGCAGAAACAGGAGTGCCGTATGTTTCTCCGTTCGGTACAGGCGCGGGCGTAGGTTTTGGCACAGGCCAAGATATGCGCGCCAATCCAACCATCTTAGATTACGAGCGGTATGGTTTCGGCCCAGAAGCTATGTTCTTCCAGCCGGGCTACGGCCTCCTTAATTCTACGGCTCCTGCTCCGGCCCCTGCTTTTCTACCTCAAGCACAACCGATTATGGCAACCAACCCTAGATATGAGCCGTTGATCTAATGGACCCTATAACCAAAGCTAACCACGCCAAGCGCCTTCTTGAAGATGATATTCTCAAGGAGGCATTTGCCGCAGTGGAGAAAGATATTTTTGAAGAGTGGCGTATGTCGGCCCCGACCGAATATGGCGCACGCTCTGACATGTTTCACACGCTCAAAGGACTTGAGCGTTTGAAAGCCCGCCTACAGGCGATCCTTGATGATGGCTTAGTCGCCAAATCAAGGAGTTAACATTTATTTAAAAAGGTGCTATATATGACGGAACAAGTCGGCAACCCCAGTGCTGGGATCGGCCTCCACGAAGCAACGTTAGCCATCGACCAACTGCTTGGCCCGGATGAGGACAACCAAGACACGGCCGAGGCGCAAGAGCCTGAAGAGGCTCAGGGCTATGAGGATGAACCTGAAGCCGAGGAATACTCGGATGAAGAGGAAGACGAACAGTCCGACCCGGATGAAGAGTACGACACAGAAGAGGTTATCGAACAGGAACTTCCTGACGATCTAACCATCAAGGTTAAACTTGACGGTGAAGAAACGGAAGTCACCCTTGACGAACTTCGGAAAGGTTATTCTCGTTATTCGGATTACACACGGAAAACTCAGGCATTAGCCGAAGAACGCAAGTCGTTCCACGGTGAGGCCGAAGCGATCCGAATGGAACGCGCTCAATACGCGGAACTGTTACCGGCGCTTAAAGCGCAACTTGAGGTGCAGTCCGAGGCTGAGCCTGATTGGGACAATCTTTATAACGAAGACCCCATTGAGGCGGCGCGGTTAGAACGGCATTGGAATAAGTCTCGTCAAGAGCGAGCCGCTAAACTTCAGGCTATTAATACTGAACAGCAGCGGATTGCTCAAGAGATGGCCAAAGAGCAACAGCGGGCATTGGCTGACATTGTGCAGTCAGAGCGCGCCAAACTCACAGATGTCATTCCTGAATGGAAAGACGAAGGCACGATGCAAAGCGAAGCTAAGGAGCTTCGTGAATGGGCTTTGAATAACGGGTTTAGCGAACGCGACCTAAGTGCACTTGTTCAGGCCACTCACGTTTCAATCCTGCGCAAAGCGATGATGTTTGATAAGGGTTCGAAGAAAGTGGAGAAAGTGAAGGCACAGCCAAAGAAGGTTGCGCGGATCGTTCGCCCCGGTTCTTCCGGTACTCAAATTAACTCACGTTCAACCGATGTAAAGAAAGCGTCCCAGCGCCTTGCGCGTACAGGCCGTGTCGCAGATGCAGCGGCCCTGTTGGATAAACTCATTTAATAAGGATGTGAAGAAATGGCTATTGTAGCAAATACTTTTACCCGGTACTCCGCTATCGGTATTCGTGAAGACCTGTCGAACGTTATCTATAACATCTCGCCAGAAGAAACTCCGTTCATCTCGAACATCGGTCGTGAAAGCGTCAAGAACACCTACTTCGAATGGCAAACAGACGTTTTGGCTGCGGCCTCGGCTTCTAACGCTGCACTCGAAGGTGATGACATTTCTTCGTTCACTGCTGTTACCCCAACCGTTCGCGTTGGTAACTACACGCAGATCAGCACGAAGAACGTCGTAATCTCCGGTACGCTTGAAGCAGTTGACAAGGCCGGTCGTCGTAACGAAATGACCTATCAGCTTGCCAAGCTGGGTTCGGAACTGAAGCGCGACATGGAATCCGCTCTTCTTGCTAACCAAGCATCGGTTGCTGGTAACACCACAACTGCACGTCGTACTGCTGGTCTGCCTGCATGGTTGACCTCGAACACCTCGTTCGGCACAGGCGGTGCGAACCCGACTGTTGGCTCAACCCCAACTGCTGCTCGTACCGATGGTACGCAGCGTGCGTTCTCGGAAGCCCTGTTGAAGACCGTTATCCAGAGCGTCTGGACTTCGGGCGGTACGCCAAAGATGTTGATGGTTGGTCCATTCAACAAGACTGTTGCTTCGGGCTTCACTGGTATCGCAACCCGTTACCGCGACGTTCCTGCTGGCCAGCAGGCACAGATCATCGGCGCAGCCGACGTATATGTGTCTGATTTCGGTACGGTCAACATCGTTCCTAACCGCTTCCAGCGTGACCGCGATGCGTTCATCGTCGATCCTGACTACGCATCGTTGGCAGTTCTTCGCCCAATCCAGAAGATGGACTTGGCGAAAACTGGTGACGCCGAGAAGGCTCTGCTCCTTGTTGAGTACGGCCTGAAGGTGAACAACCAAGCTGCGCATGGTGGGG